CGAACTTACAGAGAAAGATATTTACAGATTAAACAAATACCTAAAAGCATATAGATACCTAAAGGAATAGCCTAATTAAATGCCTTTCATTCAGGCAAATCCAAACATTTACTTTTTATATACTTTAACACTAAAAATGATTGAGTTTACGCCACTTTTACTACTTTTGTATCAGATGCGTATGAAGACGTACGCCACAGAACTTGTCGTAAAAACTCATTGCTCTATTGTTTGGTAAAGTTCTAAGCGAATAGTCTGCTGGTATACGTACTTCGCAGACTATTTTAGTAACCAAAACATTGTACAATGGACAGAAAACAACAAGTATTGTTGAGATTGAAACCGAAAGTGAAGGCGTTCGGGTTCAATAAAAAGGAATTGATGAGTGTCGCTGCCAAGATTGCCGACAATCTAACTTCCACAGACGATGCCTCCGATGAGGACGTAAACGCAGAAATTGATACAGCTATTGATGCGGTTCTCCCCTACCTACAAGTCAGCCAGTCTTTTGCAAATCGAGTAATCGAAGAAAACCGTAAAAAGAATGACGACGATGAAACCGATGACGACGATGACGATGAGTCATCAAATTCCACTAATCGCCAGCCGGGTTCAAACAAAAAAAATCCCCAAAACAAAGGAAAGAATGATGATGCCCCTGAATGGGCTAAAGGTTTGGTTCAGACAGTACAAATACTGAATGATGAAATTGCAGCATTAAAAGGTGAAAAAGTAACCACTACACGTAGAGAAAAACTTGAATCCCTTTTAAAAGATGCTGGTACATTCGGAACTCGCACATTAAAATCCTTCAATAAAATGAAGTTTGAAAATGATGAAGAGTTTGAGGAATTCTATTCCGAAGTTGAGGAAGATTTGAAATCTTACAACCAAGAACGTGCCGACGCAGGGCTATCCAGCCTAGGCAATCCTCCAGGTGCAGGAAGTAAGAAGCAAGAAAAGAATGAAGTATTAACTGACGAAGAGGTCATAGCAATAGCTAAAGGCCTTTAATCAAAAACAAATTAAAAATGGGTGCAAAAGCTGATTTAGTCAACGAACAAGAAACAATCCTAACCGGAATGGATTCGATTGTTATTCGTAACTATTTGGGCGGAATTATGAATGGGCGGACATTAGACATGACTGGATTTAAGCAGTCTGTAATCAAAGCCGGCCACATCGTTATCCGCGATACAGAGAACGATACTTATAAGCCGATGCCTGTTAATTCAGCAGGTACAGCTTACGATTCATTACCATCCAATCATGAATATGTTGGCGTAGTTGTTTGTTCAAAACCTGCCGACAAACCATTTGTAGGCATTATGTATGCTGGTGAAGTTAATGATGTGGCAAGTCCTTATTCCGTTGACAGCATCAAAGCTGCATTAAAAACGGCATTGCCGCAACTCGTTTTTTTACACGATTAAAAGGAGGTGAAAGATGAATGAATCATTGTTTATTGAATTTGTAAGAAGAATATGGCCTAAATTAAGCCTGTATGTGAAAGAAAAGATCAATGATACAAACAAGACATTGACCTATCTTCACAAAACGATGCTTACTAAAGTGTACTCCCCCGATCAGAAATGGGAAGGCACATCTGCCAATACTACGTATGTCGCTGCTGATATGGTGGCTATGGACTCTCCGCTTTCACCTAAAAAGCGAGATTCTATCGCACGGTCAAACGGAGAATTGCCTAAGATTGGAATTAAAAAGATTCTAAGAGAGACCCAAATTAATGCTATCAACATTATGAGAGCTCATTTATCCAACGCCAGCACGGATGCAGCTAAGAAATCTGTTCTTAACCGCATAATCACTCGTATGTTAGACGATGGAACAGCTTGCTCTATTGGTATTGATGAGAGAAATGAAGCAAATTTCCTTACAGGACTATCCGATGGTGTCATTATTGTTGAGGGTGACGATGATAAAAATACTGGTATAGGTCTCCGTGTTGATTATGGTTATTTACCAGAACATAGCTTTGGGGTTGTTACTACCGGTGAAGTTACAGGAGATGATATTGAAAGAGTTATAAGTAAAGCTAACGATGACGGTAACAGTATTTCAGTTATTATGCTGGCTTTATCTACATATAACAAAATGCGTCAATCTCAATGGGCTAAAGAACTAGCCGCAAATTATCGTGGTCAAACCTTTGATAATGATACTAAACTTCCGGTTCCTACATCTACTTTATTTGACGAAGCGTTTTCGGATCAATATGGTGGCATTTCGTTCTTGAAAGTTGACCGTTCTGTTACCTATGAGAAGAATGGGAAAAGGGTTTCTTATAAGCCGTGGAATGCAAACAAACTTATATTCCTCCCTTCCGCTGATAATGTAGGTTCTTTTGTATGGGGAACTTTGGCTGAAGCAACTAATCCCGTTAATGGAGTGGAATATACTACTATTGACGAATATAAGTTGATTAGCCGCTACTCTAAAACAGACCCGCTGCAGGAATTTACAAACGGACAGGCTATCTGCTTACCGGTTATCGAAAACGTAGATCAAATCTATTCTTTGGATATACTGGAAGCCCAAACAGTAGACACAACAGAAGAAGAGAAAGATACTTCTGATGTTAAGATTACAATTTGGGGAGCAACTTACAAAAAGCCGGAGTTTGTGACGGAATATAACAAGATTGCAGGCAAGAACCTTACTTCCACCGTTTCCGATGATAAACTAATCGCAGCAGTCAACAGATTAAGTGACGCAGACGAAGAAGCATTGAAAAAGGCGGTTGAATCTCATAAAGCATCGTAAACCATGAAGACAATTCAGCAAGCCCTCATAGACGAAATACATTATCCGATCCCTATCGGTTTTGTAGAGAATGTGATGATTAAACGTAATCTCAATGGTGATGATGAGTTTAATTACGACATAGCTCATTCTAACGAATATCAGGGAGCTCTAGCTGATTGTCTTTGGTCTTTGGTTCAGGCTATCAATTTCTCTGAAGCAGACAAGTCCTTCGGGGCTTTGTCTGATAAAGACAAAGAACGAATACTATTACGTGTTAACTCCATCTACAATACTATTGGTGAGCCTTCAGTAGAACTGGAAGCAAAACCAATGGTATATGTGGGTGATTGTTTGTTGTAGTATGGCAGTAGCAAATAGAAATCCACATCGTTTACAATATCTAGTGGCTGTACCTGGCTATGAAGATGAAAATGGAAATTATCATCCCGGTTCATCTGAATGGAAGGGCTCAATCCCTTGTGATGCAGTACCTTCCGGAAAGGCAGAAGAAAGGGAGTTTGAAGACGGTGTTGTAAGAAGCTATTCATATACGGTTTGTCTTCCAAGTAATTGTCAGACCTTTACTATTGGAGACAGGGTTAAAATAAATCTGCTCGGAGGAATTGAAAGAGAATTTGAAGTAAAAGGTTTCCATCGTTACCAACTTCAGTGTAAAATTTGGGTTTAAAATATGGGAATAAAATTATCCGGCAAGCTGGACGAAATACATAAGGCTTTAATGAAAGAAGCGGAACGCGTAGAAACACTAACAATACGTGCTTTAGCTTATCTTGGAGAGCAATGTGTACGAAGAATTCGAGATCGTCCCGGAGAAAAGAGCTGGTTTGACCAGTCCGGTAATCTTAGAAGTTCTGTTGGATATATTATTTCCCATAATGGCAACATAGTTTCAAGCTACGGTTTTGACAGTAGCATGGGGAAAGCAGCCCATACAAAACAAGTTGAATATGTTACTAAAGATGGCAAAAAAGTTTCATTTACAGCACGTGTCAAAGCCGGAGGTCAGGAAGGTGCAAAAGCCGGGAAAGACCTTGCCGAAGAACTCATAAAAAGGTATTCTAATGATTATGTACTTGTCATTGTTGCCGGAATGAATTACGCTGAATATGTAGAAGCGATGGATAATAAAGACGTACTTGCATCAACGGAATTATGGGCGACAGACAAAATTCCTCAAATGCTTGAAAAGCTAAAAAGACAGATTGCTAAATAATGAAATCAGACATTGAAATACAGAAGTTCGTTTACCACAAGATTAAGGGAACAAGCCTTGAACAGAATGTTTCTGGTAAATTGAGTGACAGAGGAAGACCCAATAAATCAGATAAGGAAGATATAGTTATATCTGTTCTTGCTAATGAGGGATGCGGTCAGATCCAGAGAGCTTATGTTAATGTCAATATATATGTCAGTGACCAATGGAATGAAGAAACAAAATCGTGGGAAAAGAATACTCAACGCGTAGGTGAACTATGTGAATTATGCAAGTTCCTTGTTTTTATACGCAAAGATGAGTATCATACAGTTCCTTCAAAATGCAGTCAGAAAACTAATTCCACAGGCATTCCTTTTGAAGACGGACATACCGAGCATTTCATCAATAACAAACTGTATATTGAAATAAATAACGAATAAGTATTAACTATATTAAGTGATATAGAACTATGGCAGTAATCGGATGGGGTAAACCCCGAATTTTCGTAAAAGACCTGGATGCTACTTCACCCAAATGGGAAGAGCTTCCTACACCTGTGGAAGATTCCACACAGTTGACAACAACAAA